ATTAAAAGCAATTGATGTTGACTTTAAGGCTATATTAAATTTATCTATTACATTTTGATTTTGTCTAAAAGCGTCTGCAAATGCAGCTAATGTAGAAGCTAATAACCCAATTCCTGCTGCTTTTAACGTAGTCCCTATACCTTTAATAGCTTTGTTCATTCCACCAAAACCTTCTTTAGAAGCTTTATTAGTAGCTTTATTTAGTTTATTAACATCTTCTGTTACTTCCCCAACATTAGATTTAATTTCTGCTTCTATAATTGTTTTATTTCCTTCTGCCATTTTTTTATATTTTTAATTCGTAAAGATTAAGAGTACAACTCCAACTTATATTCATATTAGCTGCTCCTGTTACTGCAAATAACATATCGTTAGTTCCACTAAATGCCATCTCAGCAGCCCATCCTCCTGTCGTTCCTGACTTACCTAAATCTGTACTTGATTGGTCTACTGCTTTTAAAAAGACTAAACCTGTTACTCTTAAACATATTCTATCATTAACTGCTCCACTTGCTGCACTACCTCCTGTTCTAACGCCTATTACAGTTGCTTCAAAGCCCTGAAAAGAACTAGTAGAACTTCTAGCTATAATTGTAGTAGAACTATCACCATTAACAAAAAGATTTGTGGCTGAAGCATTAGTAGTTGTTCCTGTTAAAGTGATTATAGAACTTTGAGCATATCCTTTACCTGCACCACTAAAACCCCCACCTCCAATAACTAATTCTCCATCTCTTTCTGCTAATCCATAGTTTCCAAATACTGAAGCATTGTTTACTCCGTTTGCTATTTCATTTTGGTTTCCTACTACTATGTTATTCCTAGATAAACCTTTTACTATATTATTTTCACCTATTATATAAGTGTTATTTGTTCCTGTTTCTGTTGTGTTCCCTGCTCCCTGAAGTTTATTAGTTGCATTACTAAAACTTCTGTTAAGGCTTGTGTTGTAGCTAAATACAGAGCAAGTTCCTGAAGCCTTATCGTAAGTATATCCGTAAGCTTCGCATTGTAATTGATTAGGTATTATTTCATTTCTTCCGTCAGTAAAGGTTACAACTCCTAATTCTGAAGTAAAACTAGGCTTTACATCAAACCCTTTTAAATATGGTATTGTTGTTGCCATTATGGTATAAGTATAAATTCAACTGTTGCTAAGTCGTTTGGTTTGTAGTCAATTTTGTTCACTCTGAATGTTCTGTTTTTGATAAATACTGTATCGTTAAACTTGAATGTATTAATATCTGAAGGGCTTAGATTTACTTTAATAGTCATTATCCTAGTATCAGGATTGTAAAGCTCTGAGTAATAAGGTATCCAATACAAGTTAAATAAATTATTGTTTACAGGTGAGCCTACAGGCTGTATTAATTGACATTCTCCAAAATGAAAATCTCTTGCAGTTGTAACTGTTGGTACACTAGTCAAATGACTAAATTGTAAATAAGTATCTAGGTTTGCTGAAGCTAAACCATTTTGTTCAGGGATATAATAATCATATACTGTTGATTTTATTCCATTGTTATACATTATTCTAGGACTATTGTCAAAACCTTCTGAAGTATCATCATCAGAATTGTAAGAATAAATTGCAGGTGTTATTAAATCAGCCCAAATCTCTGCTAAAGGTTTTACTACTGTAGCTGCAAAAGGTTCAGCAATTATTTCATCTTCTCCTGCTAAGATTGTAAACTCTGAAGCGTCATACTTTTTACTTCCGTATAAATGACCACCTACTGAAGTTTTATAGTTGTTAAAAGCATAATCGTCATCATCTTCTACAAACTTAAAAATTGTTTTTTTGTTTAAATCAGTTAAAGGAACAAGTTTCATTTCTGAAACATCTATTTTATCAGTCCAATCTAGTTCAGTAGAAGTATCATCAAAGAAGTTAGGATTTGCAGTATCACCACTAGAAATAAAAATATCTCCATAAGGTTCTATCCTAATATTGCTAGGGTTATCTTCATCAGGTAAGGTTACTAAGTTAAACATTGTAAGCAGTCCTTTTAAGAAATCCCATTGTCCTGTTTCACCTCTTAAAGTTTGTAATATTGTTGAAGTGGTTATAATTGGTGTAGTTATCGTAACAGTAACAAGTGTACTGCTTGTTGCTGCTTGAACAATATTGGCAGCTCCATAAACTTTGAATTGCGGCTCTAATGTATCTCCATTATCTAATGTTTCTGTCAAGTTGCCAACCCAAGATACATTGGTATAAGGGGCTGATGATGACAGAGTTAATCCTGATGGGTTTGAAACATTTATATAACTAACAACTCCTGCTTTTGTCATTTTCCACCTATAAGCCCAAGATGAACCCAACGGAGGAGAGGTTACATCAAACCCCTCAAAACCAAAATTATAAGCAATATTAAAAATGGTATTATCTGTTTGAGCTTCAAATTTGTTAGAGCTATAACCCATATCAGCTGTAAAAGTGTTTGATGTTAATTCTAAAGAAGTAAAACTTAAAGTTGCATAATTTGTACCACTATCAAAAGTTCCTGTCTGTGTAGTGTTTACATCAACAGGAGCATTTCCTGAACCCCAATTAAAGTCCATATACAACTTTTTAAAGTCGTCTGTATCAAAGAACTCACTTTCATAAGTAAAAGGTACGACTTGAAATATCCTGTCAATTAAATACTTTATATTTATAAAAGGTCTAAATATTTGCTCTAAAGCTGTGTATTCAGGATTGCCACTTATAGCAGCTGTTCCTGTTGAACCGCCTACAAGTTGTTGATGCGTCCAATCTACAAAAGGGTATTTTACTGTGCTATAAGCATTTCTAAACCCTGATGTACTTGCGTTTGTATAAGTTATTCCTGTTCCTGAGTCATTCCAACTATTAATAATATTAGTCTTTTGGTAATCGTGAGTTAATTCTGTAAAGTCTAAATCTGAAAATGTCTTGTCTCCTAATACATCAGCTAGTGCAACAACTTCAGAATACAAGTTTACATTGTAACTTAGTTCTTCTCCCTTGTCTGAAATATCTATCATTCTTAAATATCCTTCAAATAATAAAAATCCATCTTGTTTTAATATTGCCTTCGTTCTTTTATAAGGATTAAAGTTAAGCCCTGTATCTGTTCTAGTTATTTCAAATATATTGTCAAAGATTTGATTGTTTCTTTTTGTAGCAGGTAAATTAAAAGCCTTTGAATACGACTGTACTTTCTCAGCTACATTTTTAAAGTTATCTACACTAAGACTTAAAGGTATATCTTCATCTTCATAAAGGTCGCAAATTACTTGTCCATCTTGCAGGTCTGTGTAAATTGTTGTAGGAGTTATTCCCTGTTCTGAAACTGATATATTGCTTATTGCAATAAAGTCAGTAGTAGTATTGAAATAAGTTATAACGATTGTATCATTTGTACTAGCAGCAGTCCATGTATGCGTGATTTGACTTTGGTTTGCTCCGAATAAAGGTTGTGTAATCATATTAGTACCATTATAAGCACTTGTTATGACAAACCCTGTTCCTGTTGTAGACAAGTCTATTACTATTTCATAAGTCGTTCCTACAACTAAGTTAGATAACCTTTGATATACTCCTGAAGAAGTTAATGTAGGTACTGAAAATAAAGTTAACTTCCCTGATACTTTTGTAGGAATTGTAGGAGTTCCTGTTAATGTATTTCTAAATCTATACCAAGTATTAACTATATATGGAGGAGCATTAGTTAAACTGTCTAGTATAGCATTTGAAGCGCTACTGTCATAACTACTTGAAGTATTTAGTTGATTAAAGTTGATACCATCAACAATAAAATCATTAGCAGTTGAAGTTATTGCGCTATATTCCCCTTCATAACTTTGCGGATAAACTATTAGTTGTACGCTCATTATACAGATTGTGTTCTTAGTGTTTTACTCTTTTCTACTTCAAAAGAATACTGAATAAGTTTGTCGTTTGCTACTGTCTTCTTTGTGAAACTTGAAGTTATAAGTCTTGTAGGGATTACATATTGATTAAGTGCTGAGAAACTTCCATCTGTTTGGTAACCTTTTAAAATGTAAACTTCAGGACTGTTTATTAATTCTTCAAACATTACATTCTCATCTGCACTTACAAAGTCTGTGTTCATTGTGATTTTCTCAGTAGCGTTTACTCTAAATGCTTTCTTACCGCCTTTATAACTATCTACTCTGTAATTTGCTTCATTCCAAGTTCCTGCTAATTGTTCGTATGTAGAGCCTGTAGTAGACACGCTTCTTACTGACTTCTGAGTGAAAGTGTAGTAATCCCACGCACCCCACTGATTAAGCCAACAAAGTCTTATACTTTCATATCCTTTTAAGTTAGGGCAATTAACATTTATAGTGTAACCTTTTGAAATAGCTCCTGAAGTAGAAAACGCTTGTACAACTATTGAACCACCCTGTATAGTTCCTGCTGAAACTAATGCTTGAAAAGTTCCACTCCAATTTTGTAAGTTGGCAGGAAAGCAACCAAAGTACAAAAGTCTTTCTGATATATATGTACTGAAATTAGTATAAGCACCGTTAGTAAAATTCTTTGTTATATTCTCTGTTCCTATTTGAACATCTGCACTATTTTTGTATATTAATTTAATGTAACTTAAATCAGCATTTGGTGATAAAAAAGCAATCGTTCCGTAATCTTCTAAATTAGCATACTGAGTAGCAGGAGCATTAGTTAAGAACCTATCTGTTTGAGAAGATAGATTATAATTTCCTAAGTCATATCCAAAGTCATTATTGAATATTGAAAGTTCATCAGTATATTTTAAATAGCCATTGAATAATTGATAATCAACTGAGTTTTGAAATAGAGTTTCAGGTGTAAGTACATCACCATTTGCGTCTGTGTATTGTGTCTTAAATTGAATAGTTAGCCATCTAAATGCTTTTTTATTTCTTGAATACTTGTCTATTAAATGTATAGGGTGCGGTGTACTATCAGTTGTAACTACTGTTTTATACTTACTTTGATTATAAGCCATATTATCAGCACTTACATAATTCTCAACTACTTGTTTAAAATCAAATATACCTACTCCTGCATTGTTAGGAGTTGTTTTAAAAGTTGCTGTTGGTACTGTTGCTGAAGATATTGCTGTAGGTGTTGTATCGCTTATATAAACATCAGCAATAAACCTTACATTAGTTTGTGTTCCTACTATTGTATTATTTGATACTACAAAAATTACCTCTTGTCCTACAGGAAGCTGAGTATATAAAGGTGTTTGTTCTATTTGTGTTGCCATTTATTTTACTGTTGTTAATCCGTTAATAATATCATCTTTTACTGCTCCTAACATTTCTTTACCAAACTGCTTTAAACCTAACATTAAAGGCTTTTGAAAGAAACTTATGCCCTGTATTCCATTTCTCTTTATGCTTCTAGCTATTAAAAAAGATATGCTCTTCCTAGACATAAATCTACCTTTTTCGTCTCTAGGTGCTATTCCTTTTTTTACTATCCACTTGTCAAGCACTCTACTAGGAGGTTGCTTTGTAGTGTACTTATAAGGACTTGAAATTGTCTTACCCTTATAATCTTTAAAACTTCTTCTCTTGTTTGTTCCTGAAACTCCCTTATCTACAAAAGTACCATAACTATCCATAAAGAATTGTACAGTAAAACCATCAGCATCTGTAATAACTTTAAAATCTATTGACTTTTCTAAATTAGTACCACCACCTTTTGATTTCTGTAAGTTTCCTTTTGCTCTGTTTACTACTTGTTTTCCAAAGCTATTAAGGTATCTTTCAAGAGCTTCTGTCTTCATTATACTAGACCTGCAAAGATTTCTACTTGAACATCAGTTGATGCTGAAGGTCTTACCTCTACAGTAACCAAATCTTGAAGTGTAGGGAATGCAGGGCTTGCATCTTCTTCACCAATTAATGCTTCTTCAGCTTGGTATAAGATATGAGACCCTCCTGCTCTTACAGTTACTTGATAATTAGTTGCTGATGTTACAAAAGCCACTTTCATATCTTGGTCTGTACTTAGGTTAGTTACTCTTAAGTATTTACAGTTCTCTACATCTAAAGCACCATCTGCTCCATAAGGAGTAGAATTAAATACTGCTACAGTTGTAGTCTGTGAATGAGTACAAGTTAATATTCTCTCAAATACATCTACTATTCCTGTAGTTGTTAAAGTATTTGTAGAACCTCTTACTGAGCCGTTCAAGACGACATTTTCTGTGATTGTTGTTGTTAAGTCTGCCATTTTATAATTTTATTGTTATTTTAAATTTCTTCCATCCTATTTGAACTATTAATCTTCCTATCTTAAATTTTAGCATTAGTAACCTGCTCCTCTAGCTGTTACAGGAATATTACAAGTTTGAAAGTCATTCTGAACTAATACTCCTAAGTTAAATACATACCCACAACATAAGTTATCAAATCTTTCTTGAAAAGGCTCTATTGTGAATTGGTCTTGTGTAAAATAGATAGGTTCGTTTATATCATTTACTCCTTCTATTGATTGTCTTGAACTATGTCTAAGCATACCTATTAAGTCTGTACATATTTCTAAAGTTTGATTGAATACTTCTTGTTCGTTATTCTTAGTATTGACTAACTTAGTTAATGCTGCGTGCTGTTTAGTTTGCCAATCTGACTTCTCAGAAACCATATCCATAACAAAGATTTGAAAGTTGTAAGTCAATTGACTATCTCCTGTTGTTACTGATGTTGGGTTTATATGCATTAATGGAAACTTCTCCATCTTCTCTAAGTTGATGTCATATATATCACCTACTGAAGTTGTGCTTATCTGTTCATGATACTCACCTAACCTTAACAAAGTGTTTACTACATTATTATATGTCTTATTGTTTACCATTTCTTTGTACTTTATTTTGTGAGTTTAAATCTGTTTCATAACTTAACCAAGTCAAGCATTCTAACAGTCCTAAATTCGTTATTCTTTCTAAGTTTACTATCTCACCATTTGTCAATCTATACATCACTCCAAACCATCCCCACTTCTCTGCAAAACTTTCTGTTGCTATTGCATCTTCATTTCCTTCAGCCGCTCCATCAAATACAATGGCAAAATCTCTGACAACTCCTTCCCTAAATTGTAAAAAAAAACCAATGCACTTTGCACTTGTTCTGCTGACATCTTTTTCATTTCTTCTGTCCTAAGCCGTATATTTCCATCGTAAGCATCAACAATATATATATCATTCTTCTTTTCTTTTATCGGTGCATATAATACAGCCATTATCTCAGGCAAATTCTTCTCTATTCCGTTCTTTATAAAAGTCTCCAAATCTGCATATTGCCCCAAACTTATACTATCCAAATCAGGCATAAAGCCGTACTCAATACCATCTATTTCAATTATCCTTTTTAGCTTTGTATCTTGCTCTTGCTGTAGCTGTGCTATCCTGCTCATTATTACTGCTACATCTGATAGAGCCAATTCCTTTACCAACTGCTTAGGAATATTAGATAACGCTGCTATTGTTTCTGTTGCTTCTTCTGTCTTACTACCTGTTTCAAAATCAATAAGTTGCAACCATTTTTCAAGAGTTACATCTTCCCAACTACTAATCAATTTGAACTCTTTTACCTTACCTTCCTTTTTGACTTTTACTTTCATCTGTTATATAATAGAAATTTGTTGTTTTTAGTTTACCGCTTTAATTTAAAATGTTATCTTTGCCCTGTTTTCATACACTTGTGGGGTTAGCGGCTTAGGTCGCTTTCTCTTTTTATTGCACATAGTACTTCCCTGCGTTCGGATTGTCTAAGTGGTAAATAACATTATACCTAACACCATCAATTGCGTGATTGTAGTTATCCACATATAACTTAGAACCTTTGTCAGCGTATATATAATTGTTTAACTCTTTAGCTATGTTAGTGCTATCAGGAGTTATAATAAGTTCATAATCTTGCATACGAGTAATACCACTTTCAATAGTTCCTTTTTTAACAGGTTTTATATTTACGCCTAAGTGTCTAAGGTCTGCTATTAGTCTTGGCTCAGCACTATCGGCTATAATAAGTTTATTGTCTACTTTATCTAATATGATTTTAGCCAACTCATTTGACTTTAATCCGTTCTTATAGATATGTTCTTTTAAATATATCTTTCTTTTTCTTTTATCAATAGCAACTTCAGTAAGACTATCAGGGTCTACACTAAAACCAAAGTCCATTCCACAAGAAGTCTGTAAGCCATCAGGATTAAATTCACCTATTGACCAATTCTCAAATACAACTCCTTCTGCTTTGTCTAACCAACCTCCTAAGATTTTGTGTTGATACTTTTTAAAGTTTCTATGCTTTATACTCTTAATACGCTCTAGGAAGCTCTGTGAGAGGTTTACTATGTTATCTAGGTAACTAGTATGTATATAGCATACATTGTCCTTAGAGCCATTAAAACCACCCTCTACGCCTTTGTCTTCAAAAAACCTTTTATATATCCAATGCTCTTTAGTAACAGGATTAAGTATAAGTACAACTCTATTGTGTATGTTCTTTTCTCTTATACTTAAATCAATAGTGTCAAAGATATTCTCGTCAACTAATTCTTCAGCTTCGTCAAGTACCCAAGTTGAAATACCCTGCAAAGATTTTAAACTTGCTGTTTGGTTTCCTGCTGAGGTTCTAATTCCTCTAAATAAAATATCTGACTGATTGCTTGTATTTACTACTTCTGCTTTATTAATACTAAACACTTCATCAAATCCTAGCAGCCCTATCTTTTCTAAGAACTCAGGAATAATTGACAAGTGAGCTGAAGTCATTGTATAACGAGTAAAGAGTATTCTAATCCCTTTAGTCATTGTGAGTAAAGTAAGAAAGACAGTAACAGCAAAGGACTTTCCTGAACCCCTACCGCCTGTAATTATAAAGTAACGAGCATCAGAAGAAAATAAAGGATTGTATTTCTTATTCAGTATCAGTGTCTACAAATGTTATAATAGGCATATTGATTGCTTTATCGCCTGATGTTATATCTAATCTATTTGTTTCATTCCAACCTAACCTAGTCTTAGCAGCGTGTATTACAACTGAAGGTACTTTATCTTTAACGCATTCATAATACTTTGACTTAATAAAGTCCTGTTGTATGTTTTCTATTTCCTCAACCTTAGCTTTAAATTCTTCATCTTCTTTTAGCCACTTATAAAAGTTTGTTCTACTTAGGTCAGTTGCTTTTAATGCAGTTGTTATTACTCCTAGACTTGACTCTAATGCTTTGAGCAATCTCTCTTTGTTAATCTTTGTTCTATTTTGTTCCATTTTTAATTGCTTTTTGTCCTGTGAACTGTTCCCATCTTTCTATAATTACATCACAATACTTTTCGTCTAATTCCATTCCGTAA